TGGAAGCAGCCGTACCGACTGCTCCTGCTCCCATGCCTCCATCGCGCAACGCCAGGCTCAACGAGCTGCTGCTGATCGGCAGCGCTGGCGCCGGAGCTTCGACGCGATGATGCTACTTCTGTCGTTCAGCTTTCTTGCGCGCAGCTTCTTCTTTTCGCTGCTGCGCGTACCATCGCGCGTCGTCTTCAAGCGACCGACCATTGGTCAGGATCGTGTAGAGCACATGACATCCCACTGCGATGACAAAACAGATCGCAATGGAAATCAGTTTGTATTCCCACCACAGGGCATCGTGCATGGCTTGGCTTTCGGGGGTGACTCGTGCCGGTAATTGTGCCTCAACCGCCAGCAAAAGGAGACGCCAGGTTTGATCAGTGGGTGTATTTGCTGTGGAAATCTTTGCGCGGAGTTCCTGAGCAATTCAACCCGATTGCCGGGGCAAACGTCACGCTGACCGGAACATATCCAGACATCACGTTTGCTGCATCTGGCGGCGGTGGCGGGACGATCAACAACTACATCACGCAAAGCCTCACAGCACAAGACGGGATGGACGGGCAAGACGGATGGCCCGGTCCGATGGGTCCGGCTGGTGTCTCTGGCGCAGCAGGGCGAGCAGGTCCGCCCGGCATGGATGGTATGGATGGTATGGACGGCGACGGCGGATATCCTTCGACGCCAGCACCAAGCACTTGGATTCTGGCCTTTGCGGCGGCGCACGGCTAACTTTTAGGAGCATCACAAAATGGCAGCAAACAAGAATATTCGCATCGGTCCGGTGGCGCTGACCACGACTTTGACGACCAACATTCTGAACCCGCAGACGCTGACGGGCGGTGTGTCGGCTGGCGGAACGAGCAACACGCAGACCTATATCCTGATTCGGCATATTCGCATCGCCAACAAAACTGCCAGCGCGGCTACTTTTTCGCTGTGGATTGGCGCGACAGGAGCGAACGCGGCCGGCACCGAATTCATGGGGACCGGGCAATCCGTTCCTGCCAACAGTTACGTCGATTGGTACGGCGCGCTGCGTCTTGATCCGGCAGATTTCCTGGTCGGCGGCGCTGGCACGACCACTGCGCTGACGCTTGAGGGCGAGGGCGAGATCGGCATTGTCTGATGATTCGCCTAAACTCCGTCTCCCGCATCGAGGCCGTTTGCGACTTTGCCGCCAACACCGTTGATCCGACATGCGTAACAAGCTGGTCTGACCTTTCAACAGGCCAGTACCTGGGCGGTTCGCTGGCACAGAATTTCACCGGCACGACGGCTATTGTGATCGTCACGTCTCCGGCGACTGGTGCGGTTCGCGATGTCGATTTTATCCATATCTCGAACGTCGATCAGATCACGCAAGCGGTCACGGTAAGGTTTTACAACGGCAGCGGCACCTATAACCTGGTCAAGGTGTCATTGGCGCCAGGAGACCGACTGACCTACACCCACGGCAGCGGATGGCAGACGATCAACAATACTGGCACGGTCAAGTCTGCTGGAGCAACGGGGGCAACTGGCGCGCAGGGCAGCATTGGCCCGTCAATGTCCTGGGGCGGTAACGAGGTCGAGGTTGACGAAGGGCTTGCAATCACTTACAGCAACGCTGGCAATCCGAATATTTCCAGCACGCTGAAAGCATTTCTCGCAACGCCGACTTCGGCTAACCTTGCCGCGGCAGTCACCGATGAAACGGGGAGTGGCGCGCTGGTGTTTGCGACCAGCCCGACCCTGACGACGCCGACCATCAACACCGCCGCGTCGGTCGGCGGCACCTGGACGGCGGCGGCGACGTGGACGCTGCCGGCGTTTACGCTGGGCGGCACGGTCAGCGGTGGGGGAAATCAGCTCAACAACGTGGTGATCGGATCGGTGTCGCCGCTGGATGGATCATTCACGACGCTCACATCATCCGGCAGCGCGGCCATCGGCGGCGCCATTGCCGCAGACCGCGTGCTGCACGTAAATGGGGCGATCACCGGCGCGGTGAACGCATACGGCGCGGTGGTCAATGGAGTGATTCAGTCCGGAGTCACGACCAGCGCGCATCTATATCGCACGGCGCTCAATACCCAGGCGGCGGCTTTCACCTTGCCGCTGGCTTCGCATTACACCGCGGCGCAGTCAACGATCGGGGCGGGTTCTGCGGTCACGACGCAAGCCGGTTTCACCGCGGACGCGTCGCTGACCGGAGCGACCAACAACTACGGTTTCAGAGGGTCTATCCCGGCAGGCGCTGGGCGATACAACACCTATATGGACGGCACGGCGCCCAACTATTTTGCCGGCGACATGCAGTTCGGCAAAACCGTGACCGCTGGCGGCACAACCGGCGCTCAGACCATCAACAAAACTGCCGGGTCAGTCAATTTCGCCGCGGCCGCAACCAGCCTGGTGGTGACCAACTCCCTGGTTTCGACCAGTTCGATCATCGTGGCCACCGTCGCTACCAATGACACGACGATGAAGAGTGTTCAGGCCGTTGCGGCAGCAGGCAGCTTCACGCTCTACGCGAATGCGGCAGCCACTGCGGAAACGCGCGTCAATTTCCTGGTGATCAACTAATGAGCGACACGAACGAACGGCAAGATGTGGAGATCATCTATCGCCGGCTTGACCAACAAGATGCCGTGTTGCTGCAATTGCACGACATGATCAGAGATCACATCGCTGAGAACCGGCACATCGAGGTGCAGATCAAGGATCTTGTCGAGATGTACCGGGGATCAAAATTCATGATCTCCGCGTTCAAGTTCCTTATTCCGATTGTCGCTGCCGTTGCCGCTGGAGTCATTTGGATGCGAGAGCATTTAAGGATCTGACGGGCACAAAAAAGCCGCCCGTAGGCGGCTGGTTGAACTGACAAGGGTTTCTTGTCAGTCGTCAAACATTCCGCCACGCAGCGGGAAGGCGAACGGCGCGCCCGGCGCCGTGTAGACCAGCCGGCCGCGCTGTGGGGCGAATCCGGCGCTGTCGCGCCAGTGTTGAGCGACGCGATACACGCGCCCGTCTGCCCACGGTGCGCTGTCTGCGCACTTGCGGGCGTCCGCAAACCGCGGGAACGCCTGGCAGACGGAAACTCCGTCTGCGATGTAGCATTTTTTCATCTCAATCTCCTTGTTCAGATGGCCCATTGTGGGCCGGCTTCAGTTCGATGGCTGGTTTGGCAAGCTTGCGGTTTCAGGCGCCGCATCAATCAGCGCCCGCACCCACTGCCCGCCGCCATTGCGGGCCACCTTCTCCCGCTGGCTTGGACTGACCCGGACGTGCAGGCTTTCCGCGCGCTCGCCGACCGGCACGACTGTCGGCTGGCGCCCTTGGCCGGGGCGGTTGCCGGTGCGTTGCTTATACATTCCACTGCACCCATTGGCTGATTACGGCGGTGCCGTGCTTGTCATGATACCCATCGCAGCCAGAATCGTCAGGCTCGCCAAGACCAGAAGCAGCAATGATCTGATTGCCGCACCACTCTGACCACGGCTCATCTCCGTACATTTCCGGGGCTGCGTCTGCGTCGCACGTCCAGACGAGCATGACGTAATCTCCGCCGGATTCGACTGCCCATAGTCCTGGCGATGTGCTGTTTGCTGCGGTAGATTTGATGGCGCTTTGCAGCGCTGCAATTTTTGATTCCACGGTCTTTCTCCGGTGTGTTGTGCTTCGATGTCTGTATTGTAGCACAATACAGTATCACGTCAAGCACTATTTGAGTTTTTTTGCGATATCTTCGGCGACCTCTGCGCTCCATGCTCGCCCTCTTTTTCGGATGTACGCCATATCCCTCCCGTTGCCGGAATCGTTGCCGGCAAATACAGCGGATGGCCAAGCCCTCTGCCAGCGGTCGGCGGGCGGATCGGACGAGGAAAGCCTGGCAGCGCAACCCACCGCGTTACCGTGCTCTTGCTGGCGCGCAGGTGATAGGCGATGTCGTACATGTCCCAAAAATCCGACGATCTGGCCTGCGCAGTGACTAGCGCGGCGATTCGGTCGGCGAGACGGTCAATGTCGGCGATGGTGGTCATTGCTCTGCTCCCGTCAGCAGCGCAGTTTTCCGATAGCACACAACGCCATCTGTCCATTCGTTCGGCAGCGCGTGATCTGCGCACCGGCAACCGTCTCCGCATGGATCATGCCGAATCTCCGGCCGCAACATGCCGTGCTCAGTAGCGATGCGCTGCAGGTCGTCGCCCTCAATTCCCCATCCATCTGGCCAGCAGTCCATCACCGCCTTCGCAAAGGCGCGCAGCGCCGCCAGTTCTTGTGCTTGATCTGCTCGCTTGTTCCATGCGGCGATTGCCTCCTGTTCAGAATCGTGGAATGCGATGTACGCACCGCATCCGGAATGGATACTCTTGCAGCAAACGCGCCATTCAATTTCCATGATCGACACAACCGCCGGCGCCGTTTCGCTCCCGCAGAACGGGCAGGGTTTCAGTTTTTCGGTCATGATGCCGACCTCGCTCGGATGTCGGCAGCAAAGCATCGCGCAGCAAATGCTGGGAAGCTTGATTTCTCGCACAGCGCCGCGCACGCCTCGCGCTCCGCAATCCTCGCCTGCTCAATCAACGCATCGACGCTGTTGATCGTCTCCAGCCACGTCACCACCTGCGCCTCTGCGTCGTCGCAAGATTTCTCGACGCCATGATCCGCGGTGTATTGGCCGCCGTCCCGGTGGATGCGTGCGAGCAGGTCGTAGATGTGGTGGCGCTCGCGCTTTAGGCGCGCAATCTCAGCATGCTGCGCACGTAATGCTTTGGTAGCTAACTCTCCGACGATCGGCATTAACGCCTCCAGCCTTAATGCGATCTCCAGCACTGTGCGTTCGCTCATACCTTACCCACTGTCGCTTTTTCAACGGCATCACACGCCATCATGATGATCTGCGCAACATCCTGGTCGACCGAAAACAGGCTGACGTGCTCTAGGCGCTGGCACACTTCCAGCAAATCAGGAGCGGCGGCGATCAGGAGTGCGTTTGCTGCGCACTCGGCTCCGTCATGCCTCAGGCAGACAATGGCAATATCTGAGCCGTCTTGAGCAACAATGTCGCCCAATCTGCGCCACGGCCCCGGTGTATGTCCGCTCATACCACACTCCAATAGCTCACGTTATTGACCTTGTATCGCGTAACCATCCCGTCATCCTCCATCCTGCACAGCCGATCAAATGCCACTGATTTGCAGCAGCCAACAGCCTTTGCGACGCTCATTGTCCGGCACTCAGGATTCCATTTGACATAGGCCATAATGCTTTCGATGGCCTCGGCAATAGCTTCTTTTGTCTTGCTGTAGCATGGCGTGCGCTCGGCATCTATGCGCTCCTGTCTTGCTTTCTCGCGCTCTGCTTGCTCGACGCCGGAGATAATGCCGACAATCTCAGCGACCAAGCTGCATGGGTCTATGCCTTTGCTGATCAGCGCACGTCCGGCAGCATCAGGCTCCTGAGATGCCGGCGCGATCTCCACAACAGGCTCGCGCGGCTTAGTGCGGTCCGCTTTTGTCATTGGCTTGCGGCGGCATCCGGTGAGCTTTTGGACGTTGAGATATTTCGCTCGGCTGCGAATGGCGTCTTCTGAAATGCCAAACCTCTCGGCGAGCTCAAATGTTGGAACGTGCGGATAAAGTGCCATCAGTTCGTCGTCGCGGGCTTTGACGGCTGGTGATCGGTAGTTGCTCATGCCACCTCCGCGAACAGATCGCCAGTCATGCGCAGAGCGTTGTGCAGATTGCGCACGGCTTGCCGGTAGTACGATTGCTTGAGCTCTACGCCGACGAATTTCCTGCCCATCTGCACGGCAACATGGCCCTCGCTGCCGATCCCGGCGAACGGAGACAGCACGACATCGCCGGGGTTGGTCCAAAGCTCAATGCCGCGCCGGATAACCTCAAGTTGCAATGGGCAAATATGCCGCTCGTCGTCGTGCTCGCGCGCAGACTGGTATTGCAGCGTATCGGACGGGTTGATGTCCATCCATACCGGGCTGGCGACCTGCTGCCACTTATCTACAGGATAGATTTTCTGCATCTCGTCTTCGTATTCGAGATTCAGCTTTTCGCAAACCTCATAGCACTCGTCGTCATCTCGGTAGTGAGTCACTCTTTCAAGGGTGTCTCCAGGCGCGCGCATGGTGATGAGATAGTCAGGCAGACCATGCCGGCACATCGCCGCATTCCCGCGCACCGTTTTGTGCAGTAGTCCTAGCGCTTTCGTGCGTTGCATCTGCGTTACCGGGTCTTTCCAGATGCAAACCTCGGAGTGAAAAATAAATCCTCTGGCCTGAAATGCCCGGATCAGGTCGCCGCGAAAATCCTTTAGCCCGATGTACCCGTCACGCTCTTTACTGGCCGGGAACTGCATGCAGTGGAACGAGACATTCCGGCCCGGCTTCATAAGTCGCAAAAGCTCATCAATCATATAGCCAAAATGCCACAAGAACGCTTCGTGAGACGTGCAATTACCCATGTCGCGCGGAGAGTTGCTGTACGTGTAGAGACTGGCGAACGGCGGCGAAAAGATGCTGTAGTCAATCGAATGGTCCGGCAGTCCTTTCAGCGACTCGACACAATCTCCATTGATGAGAGTCCATCCGTCGCCGCTCTCCTGGTCAATGCACTGCATGTGATGATCTCCGGTTAAAAGCTCTGCGCACGCAATAGCTGCGCACAATGCTGATTGCTGTATAGATGGCGCCGATTGCCAGATTGTCTGCCGTGCTGATCGCAATTCCGAAAAGCGGCAGGATTGTGGCGTTCGCTGCGAGCGATACTCCGTAGCCGATGGCGACATTCGCCACAGATTCGACGGCGCTTTGGGTTTTGGTCTGAGTCATGCCGCCACCAAAAACGACGGCACCGCGACGCGCCTTGATGCGTTGTAATCGTTGGTATTCTTCCTCGCGCCTAGTACCGATTCGCGCACTGCATCAAATGTATCCGCTGACATTTGCGCATACATTTCATCGGCGGCCTGCTGCTTGCGCTTGATGTTGGCGACAACGGCGCCGTCCTGGTTGCTGGCGAATACGTGGATATTCACCGGGCGTCGTTGTCCGAATCTCCAGCTACGCCGGACGGCTTGGTAGAACCCCTCGTAGGAGTCATTGACGCCGACGAATGCCTGGTGCGCGCAGTGCTGCCAGTTCATTCCCCAGCCGCAGATCTTCTGCTTACTGATGAGCACGCGATGCTGTCCGGTCGAGAACCCGACCATTCGGCGCTCTTTGGTGTCGTTGTCGTCAGCCCCTGCAACTTGCACCGATCCCGGAATGGTGCGTTCCAGCATGTCGCCCTCGTCGTTTAGATCGCACCAAACAATCCACGGCTCATCACGATGCGAATTGACGAGATCTGCACAAGCCTGCACGCGCGCCGCCATACTGTCTCGCCTCGATTGTCGGCGTTCGCTCAGCGTCTGCGCCTCTTGCGCGAACAGGCCGTGCATCGGGTTGTGCTCGATCTCGACGGTGTGTTGATGGATGTGCAGCGGCGGCAACGCGTATGCACTGGCGTCGTATCCGAGATCCGCAGGCGAGCGAATCATGGCTCCCCATGACGCAACCCACCGCCAAAACACGGTGCGCGCATGCCCCTTGAGACGCCAGACGGAAGTATCGCCACCGTCATGGACGAAAAATTCTGCCAGCATTTCAGACCGGCTGCGAACGCCGAGGAATTCCGCGTGTGTGCCTAGCTCGGTCCAATCGTTTGGCGATGGTGTAGCTGTGCAGCACAGCTTGTATGGAGTCGTGCGAAACGCGTCCATGAGCAGCGCAAGCGTTTTGCTCGCGTGGCTCTTGATAATGCTGGACTCGTCAAGCGCGACACCGGCGAACATGCCCATGTCAAACTTGTGCAGGCGGTCGTAATTGGTGATGTTGATGCCGTGGCGCACATCCTGCTGCTCGCGGCAGTGCGTAACCTCGATGCCCATCAGCAGACCCTCTGCAACGAACTGCTGCGCAACGGCGAGCGGGCAGAGAATCATTACTGGCAGTCCGGTATGCGCCACAACGGTATCTGCCCAGGCGATCGCCATGCGCATCTTGCCCAGGCCAGTGTCAGCAAAAATCGCAGATTTTCCACGGCGCAATGCCCACTTGGTGAGGTCGCGCTGATGCGGGAACAGTGCATAGTCGCGCAGCGGAGCGTCAATGCCGGCGCTCGCGATAGTGCCGAGCTTGGCGGCGATAAATTGGTCGTAGCTCATCAGAACGGGATATCGTCGTCATCGTAAAAATTCGGCGCCGGCGGTTTCGGCGCAGGCTTCGGTGCCGGCTCCGGCTGCGATTGCTGCGTGTCGTTCTTTCCGCCAATCAGCTCGACCGCACTGATGCGCAATTCGAGACTGATCTTTTCGGCGCCGTCTTTTGCCTGATACGGGCGCGGATCGAATTCGCCGGACACGGCAACCTGCTGGCCTTTG